CGATTGTATCAACGATAACACTCTTAAACTGCTCTTTTACGGCGTCCTTTTTTAATTCCCGCACCACCTGCTTCATTTCACCCCAGGAAGTAACGTCCTGCACAATGATGCCGGGCAGAGCGTTGTAACCTTTCTCAAATGCAAGAAGCAGGGGCTGGGGCATCTGAGAAGCGAAAGTCGTCTTACCAGTTTTTGCTTCACCGTAAATGTATGTAATATATCCGCTTAAATCTCGACTAACCTGATGTGGTTTTAGACTCAATAGATCAATTGCCATTGCTATTCCTCCTTATCTGGTAATACTGGGAGTACGATTAAAAATCGTACTCACCAGCAGGAGTGTTAGCAATTCGGGAAGTAGCAGCACCGGCCGCCTTAGCAGCAGCACGCTGGCCAGCCTCTTCCTTGACAGTGGCCAGCTTGGTGTTACGATCACCAACAGCCTTGTCGAACTCGGCTTCGGTGATAGTGCCCTCGTCATCCCATACATAAGGATCAGGGATTGCGCCACCAACAATAAAGGAACGAGTGGAGCGCTGACGCTCGATAATCTCGGTTTCACCAAACGCATTTGGCTTCTCCTCATGATAGACGGTGGTGATAGCCTCTTCAGGACCCCAAACCTGAGTTACAAGAGGATTCTTGGAGTTGATATCCATACCCTCGAAATATTCGATAGCCTTGGGATTCGTAACGGTCAGTTCCATAGGAACAATCTCATTACGGAAGTTCCACGCAGCCGCCTTTAGCTTGAGGCACTCAGGAGACTTGGTCTCTTCGTCGGCTTCAACATGAGTTGCCTTAGTGATGACAACATCAACGGTATACTTGTTACGAGCAAAAGGATTCTGCTTGTTAACCGGAGTCATGGCAGAAGGCTCAATGAAGTGGATGAAGCCACCTTCATTACGAACCTGAGAAACGATTTCCTTACCACCCTGGGGTAGGAAGTCATTTACCGCAATCTGAGTGTCGATGCGCACAAATGCAGCTTCGTCACCAGCGGCCATGAAAGTCTTGCGCTTGCCGTCAATAATCTCCTTCAGAGCGTTCCAGGTGCGGCCCTGTCCCTGAGAGGAAACAACATAAGTATAGTAAACGCGAATGATATTGGTATGCTTCGAATCGGTCGCAATCTGAATATCACCGCGGATGTATTCGGTACCAGGTGTCTTGGATGAATTTCCCGTCACACGAACTTCCAGATTCTGATCGTAAAGCTGTCCTTCAAGATGATAAGTATTAACCATTTTACGCATAATCTTTATCTCCTATCTATTCTTTCTTAAAATCTTGTATTTTTATTATCCCTTAATTTTTGTGAGAAGTCAATCTTCCCACGTGACGGCCTTGCCCTTCTGAGTAATCTCATATACCACAGGGTCAGCGCCAACCTTTTCGACATAGCCATCGGTTACTAGCTTACGCATGGCGCCCGATACTGTGCGAGAGGAAACCGTAATCTGTTCGGCAATTTCCTTACTCGTATAATGGGTACCAACTGCCTGCTGCAAGAATTGCAGAATCATTTTGCCATTATCCGTGAAGGCGGGCTTTTCCTTCTCCTTGGTCAATACCAGGCCATTCCAGTATGAAGCAACATCCTCTGGCATGTCGTCAACATTCACATTCATTGTAATCCACTCGATAAACTTCTGCTTTTTGCTCATAACTCTCGAAAACTTCCTTTCTTTCATTTTCTATATATATTATATAAAAATTTTTTATATTTTTCAATTAAGTATTTCCTTTGGTTGTGTTTAATCCTGTTTTAGTAGTATCAAAGTATTCAATCCAAAATCTTTCTTGTTCGTTTAGTCTATCTCGTGGTACTTTTTCAAGCAATTCAAATTTAAAATTTTCAACTCCATGGGCTTTCATTGCAGCGTAGAGTTTCGTGTCCGCGCCTTTATCGGCTCCTAACCCTCTTTTGATGTGGTCACTCCATCTTGTCGCCACGTCAACCGATTGTCCAATGTATCTTTTACCTGTGGTTGTATCCGTAATGGAGTAGATGCCACAGGTTTTTTCATCGCCCAAGTATTTAATAACAAGATCTTTATAGGGTTTTTGATAATATAAAGACCAAATAAGTTTATTAACAGGAGTAGCGTCACGGAATGTCTTGGAGACATCTCGGAGGGCTCGTACTTCAACCATGTCATCAGCCGTGACGCTAAGCATGTATAGGGACTATTCAGTCTCCGCACGTGCTTTTTCGTCATTAATAGATGCCATTACTTGTTTAGCATCATCAATTCGTTTATTTACCGCATTTAAATCATTATTCTTTGATTCAATGAGACTACCCATTTGTTCAGAAAATTGTTCAACTGTTTCGACATATTCCTGTTCGGCAGCCAACCGTGCATTTTCATAATCGGCACGGATTTTTTCTAAGTCCTGATCTAATGCCAGTTGAACATTTGATTTTACAGTTGCGGCTTGGTCATGAATAAAAGTAATCTATTCATTTAGATGTTCTTTTTCTCGTCTTAAATTATCTACATCTTCAGTGGCTTTAGCAACTTTTTCATGTAGGTTTGCCACATTCGTTTTTTCTACAGCTAATAATTGACGAGTATTTGCCAATTCTTCTTGTGTATGTGATAGTGCCTATTGAGTTGAAGATAACTCGGCGGCACGTATTGTATTTTCGTTTATTACTCGTTGATCCTCTTGCGCGGTTCTTTTTATCCGTGGCGACAATCCTAACCACATTACTACTCCGCCAAGGATAATACCGAGTAATATTAGTCCTAATGTACCCATTTAGAAAAAAATGGACGGATTCACCGTAGTTGAGTCCGTCCATTATAGGGGGTTAAATTACTCGCCGTCGGGATTGTCTAGGTCGAGCTTCTTACCAGCGTCGGTTAGACGTAGGAACTTTACCTTAGCATGAGAGCCATCCTCTAGCTCAATCTCAGCTTCCTCACGGAAACCGTAGGACTTGCGCTGAATAGCACTGGTGAAGATACCATCCACCTGACGCTTCTCAAGGCCAAGAGCCTCTGCAACATCCGCAGCAACAACATTCTGTCCGTCTACCTCACGTAGATATTCGAAAACCTTACGAGTATTTTCCTTCATAGCAGCCATAGTTCATTTCTCCTTTTTGTTTAGAAAATATAATGTATTTTATTTATAATAACTAAGAATCACTACGCAAGTTTTAATTCTTATTTATTAACTGATTTTATTATCCCAAATTTTTTATAGATTTTCAATTAGGGACCGTTTTTGATGATGTCCTGTATCATCTTTGGAACCAACTCGTCGATAGCTTCCATATCTTCAAAGTTTGTGATTTTGGTTGTAATGCGCATTACTTCTTCTTCCGCAGCACGCTTCGCAAACTCGTCATGACCTGCTTGAATAATAATTTCATATTTTGCAAGTTCACGCGCTATCTTCTTTCGTTCCTTCTTTGTCATACGATTAAAACTCCTTCGTTTATCGTAATATTATTATCTCATTATTTTTTTATAATTTCCAAAAATTCCGCCTCAGTGACAATGGGAATTTTTAATTCTTGGGCTTTCTTGTATTTGGCGCTTGTCTCTGGTTTGTTTGCGATAAGGTAATTCGTCTTGCCAGAAACCACGTCGGTGGTTTTGATACCCAACGATTCAAGATATTCTTTGAATTTAGGGCGAGAGCCATATGATAGCCGTCCGGTAATAACCACAGAAAGTCCAATATTTTCAACCATATCTTTTCCAGTAGGTTCAATGATTTCCACACACCGAGCGACTTGCTCTATTTCGTCCACGTTGGCGAGCATGATTGCATTTCTTTTCGCACGACCAAATCCATCCCATTCTGTACAATCAATAGTACCATCCATAATTTGATAAAATTCAGACAATGTACCAATGTGTTTACAAAGTTCTTTTGCTACATTCAAACCTATACCCGTAATACCAAATGCGGCAATAAAGTGCGCAAGATCAATTTTTTTACTGGTATTAATTGCTTCAAGAATTTTATCTACCGATTTTGCGCCAAATCCAGGCTTTTGTATCCACTCATTACGATGTGTAGCCAAAGAGAATATATCAGCAAGATTGGTTACCCAACCCCAATCGTTTAGTTTTTCTAATGTGGCTTTTGACAATCCCTTTATGTCAAAACCGCTCTTACCACAGAAATAATCAAGGCGATTACTGAGACGACAAGGGCACAATTCGTTATCGCACACAAGAGTCTCCACTCCACTTTCGCTGGCAACAATTGTGAGAGGGCCACCACAATAAGAGCAAGTATCGCAAATATGGATACAATCTTCATCATCAACATTTTCATTATCCTTTTCGGCCCATATAATCTGAGGAATAATCATATTACTTTTTATGATTCTTAACTTTTGTCCACGCCATGGATGTTCACCTAATACTTGCCGCATAATTGTAAGATTAAATACACTTGCACGACTTATCGTAGAGCCTAATAGTTCAATCGGTTTAAATACGGCTACGGGAGTCATAATACCATTCCGGCTAGGTTCATATTCAATATCTTCTAATACTGTTTCGGCAATTTCATCTTCAAACTTAAAAGCAAAAGAATGATTAGGATGATGTGCAGTTTCGCCTAATGACTCGCCATATGCGATGTCATTATAACGTGCAACAATTCCATCAATGGGTAACTGGACATTACTACACTCTTCACGAATCGCAAGGATAGTAGATTCAATATCTTCGACACTATTTACTTGACGCGCTGGTGTAACAGTGAACCCCATTCTACCAAGTGCCTGCAAACGTTCTGTAAAAGTTTCAACAGGACTGTTCAAATAATCCCATGCATAGAATGATAAATGACGTGACGCAGATTCTCGTGAATCTAATAGACGAATTGCACCTGCGGCAAAGTTGCGTTGATTTTTAAATTCTTCAGCAAATTCGGCAAAAGAATAACCATCACAAACAACTTCACCCGAAACTATTACTTCATCAGTGGTCGCAATATGTTTTGGCAAGTTGGCGATTACTTTAGCATTATGTGTAATATCTTCGCCCACTTCGCCATCTCCGCGTGTAGCCGCTAATACCAATTCACCATTTCGATAAATTACTTTGCAGCTTAGACCATCCATTTTGCCCATTAAGACAACAATATGGTCACTACACCATTTAGTAAATTCGTCTATGCTTTTCGTCTTATCCAAGCTGAGCATAGGATATTTTTCATGTCTATATTTATTTAATCCAGCTTTGGTTTCGTATTCGATATGCTGGGTCGGAGAATCAGGGTATATAATACCCGTAGTCTTTTCCAGATCACGAAGCATCATATATTTGTTATCCCATTCTTGATCTGTAATTTCTGGTTTGCCAGCATTGTATAAATTTGTATGATAGTTCAAGTAATTAATTAGCTGACGAATCATTCAAATTTCTCCCTTATTCTTTCTTTACTTATATTATATAATATTTTTTATTAAAAGAAAAGGAGGGACGTGCGCCCTCCTTAGATTTTAGTTACTGCATTAATGTTGCCTTTCAGAATATTGACCCCAGTACTTGGACGACCAAGTGTGGAAATATCGCTTGCATTAATGCAAATTGATTTTGGTGAACCCGATACAAGAAGCATATCACTATTACTGACCAAAGATGCGGCAACTACTTTGCCAGTTGCTCCACTGGGCTTATAGCAGATAACTCCTTTACCACCACGAGTCTGGGTCATAAACTCTTCCAATTTAATTCGCTTACCAAGACCGCCACTGGTGAAGATGGCTACCTGGTCATTTGTATCACGAATAGGCAGAGCGGCAATTACTTCATCACCATCGGCAAGATTAATGCCTTTAATACCAATGGTTGCACGGCTTGAAGTGGCAATATCGGTTGACTTAATTCTGATACCCATACCATTCTTTGTAATAAGAAGTAACTGTTCATCCTTCATTAAGGTAACTGCGGCAAGAGCATCATTCTCACGTAGATTAATAGCGGCAATTCCATTTTTCTTCTTGGTTTTTAGATACTCTTCCAGCGCCGTTTTCTTTACTGTGCCATTCTTGGTCGCAAAGAATACGTACTGGGCATCAGTTTCATAATACATGGAATAAATCAATGTTGCCTGTTCATCATTATCCATGTCTACCAAGGTTTGGATGGAAACGCCCTTAGACGCATTGGTGCCAACCGGTATGTCATCTACGATAATACGATACATCTTACCCTTTGAGGAAAAGACAAGGAGGGAATCAATAGTGTTAGTTCGTATTGTCGCTTTAACTATGCCATCTTGCGTCTTAACGCCAGCACCATTTCGTTTTTGTACCTTAAAAGACGTTGAAGGAACACGTTTAATCATCCCGCTCTCGGTAAATACAACTACACATTTCTCAGGTTCTACATTTACAACTTCTTTTGCCATAGCCTTTTCAGTAACCTGAGTAACAGCAGTTCTTCGTGGATCAGGATACTTTTTAACGAAATCGGCAAGGTCTGCAAGGAAAAGATTTCGTTGTTCATCCTGTGATTCCACTACTGTCTTACAATAATCAATTTTCTTTTTAAGTTCGCCAAGTTCATCCTGAAGTTCGATACGTTCCAAATGTGCCAAACGTCCCAACTTCATATCTACAATGGCTTTGGCTTGACGCTCATTTAATGGGAACTTTTCCCACAAATTCTTTACGGCGTCTTTTGCGCTTTCACTTGCGCGGATAACCGCAATAACTGCATCAATATCATCCAACGCAATCAATAATCCTTCAACAATTTCACGACGGTCAACCGCTTTATTGAGTTCATATTGATACTGTCGGATAATACACTCATAATTATGATGAATGTATAAGTCAAGATATTGCTGTAGATTTAGTAGTCGTGGTGTTTTACCAACAAGAGCAAACTGATTGGCACTGTAACTTTTCTGTAAGTCAGTTTCTTTATACAGCTTACGAAGAACAGAACCAGGATTACCATCACATTCAATGTCAATAAGTAATCTCTTTTTGTCACTCTTGTTGTAAATATCGTCAATACCATCTATTGTCCCATCGGCCACTAACTTTTTAATTTGTTCAACCAATGGCTCAACATAAACTTGATAAGGTATTTCAGTAATTAAGATATGATTATCTTCAATTTCCGCTTTGGCTCGAACAACACACTTTCCTTTCCCAGTCGTGTAAATCTTGTCCAACTCGTCTTTGTTGATAATCACGCCCCCAGACGGAAAGGACGGGGCAATCTTCGTGGTAATAGTACCATATCTTGCATATTCGACAATGATCGGATATAAGTCGTCCAGGCTGTGGGGCAACCACACATTCGCAATTGTGGACCCAATTCCTTGGCACCCATTTATCATCAGGCGGGGAATTAGGGCTGGGAATACTTCTGGCCATTCCATATCCTCCGAGAAATTCATTTTCATCGGCACGTTATGGGTTTTCATATTATGTAGCAAACCTTCTTCTGCCATCTTCGACAGACGCGCTTCGGTATAACGTTGATGCGCAGGTTCGCCGCTAATCTGTACCGAACCATTATTGCCGTGCCAAGCAACTTCTGGCATATTGTTAATCCAGGGCTGCGACATACGAGCAAATGTGTCATAAATCGCAGTATCACCATGAGGCCACCAGTTAGCAATAACGCCACCAGAAATCTTTGCAGACTTTACATGGGGCTTACCGCTGGTGTAACCTTTATCAAACATTTCCCATAGACATGCTCGTTGTCCTGGTTTCAAACCGTCACGAGCATCGGCAAATGCACGCTGACTATTCGCTTCATATGAGAAATCAATAAAATTTTGACTTAATTCCTCAACCAATTCACGGGTATTACTCAATGTCATTTGCCTCCTCACTATGCTTTAATAGAAACTCTCTACGTGGTGGAACAGATGGGCCAAGTAAACATTCAATTAAATCAGCAGCTGCTTGTACGTCACTTACTGTAAGTTGTGCAACATTACGAGTAGCTGGATTAAGAAGTGCTTCTGCCAATTCGTCGGGATCTTGTTCACCAAGTCCTTTGTTACGATTGACTTGATACTTCTGTCCCTTATGTTCATTCTTGTACTTATCCAGTGCTTCAGCATCTTTTAAGAAAATATACTGATTTTTACTGGTAGTAATTCTGAATAGCGGTGGCATTGTCGTATATACATGACCTTTTAGTATCAGGTCAGGGCAAAGCCACCAGAACATTTCAATTAATAGATTGCGAATACTTGCTCCATCAGGGTCGGCATCAGCTGCCATAAAAATTCGGGCATAACGCATCTTGGCTGGATTATAAGTTAATTTACCAGTTTTAGCATCCATATCCAAACCAATCGCCTTAATTAAATTGATAACCTCTTGATTTGCCAAAATTTTATCAATCGAATTTTTATAGGCGGCGATAATCTTACCACGGATGGGGAAGATGGCTGTAAATTCTGCGTCACGACCTTCAACCAATCCACCAGAAGCGCTGTCGCCCTCTACGATGAAGAGTTCACATTTGCTTCTATCTTTACTCCAACAATCGACCAATTTAGTCGGGAGATTAAGTAATTTCTTTTTATCTTTTGTAGTAACACCACGGGCAGCATCGCGGGCCTTTTTAGCGGCCTCGCGAGCTTTGCGTGCGTTAATGGCTTTATCGGCAATGATTTTAATTTCTTTTTCATTGACGGCAAGCCAAGTAGCTAATTGTTCTCCTAATGCAGTGATGAATGGCCCCATTTCAATTTTAGTTATTGTGGTTTTTACCTGGGCATTATAAGACACATTAGGAGCAGTAAGGTTAAAACAAACATACATACCCTCCTGAATGTCATCACCGGTTAGGTTCTCGTCTTTTTCTTTGAGCCAGCCCTTATCACGGAAGAACTTATTGAACTCTCGTGTAATGGTTGTTTTAACCTGGGTTATATGTGGTCCTTTTTCGGTGAGACCTGTATTTACATATGGAACAATTGTAGAAGAATAGTTCTGCGTATATGTAAGAATTACATCTGCCGCATACTTATCTTCACGGAAGTTCATAACAAAGCGACGATTAAGAATTTCAATCTTACCAATCGCTTCATCAACTAAATCATTAAGACCATTCTGTGAAAAGAATGTTTCGTTATTATCCGGCGTATAAAGATTGATCGTTAATCCTGGGCAAAGGCAAACGATAGTTCTAAATAATGAACGGATTTTATCTAATTCAACTTCGACATTTGTGAAAAATTCCTCACTTGGAAACCAGGTTAATACTGTGCCGTGAAGATTTCGATCAACGAGTTTAGTTTCTCGTTTTTCAAAAATACCTTCCTTAAACCATATTGCTTCCGCATGCCCATCACGATATGTTACAACGTGCATGGCATGAGATAAGAAGCAGCACAGTTTGGCGCCAATACCAAAACTGCCTAAACTCGTGCCTTCATACACACCATCTTCTTTATACTTACCAGATGTATTGATTACACTGAAAGCAGCTTCAAGAATAGTTTTGCCATCTTCACGATATGAATTTGGAATAAATCCCTGCCCTTTATCTTCTACGCTAATACTATAATTGCCAGGAGCATCGCCACGAATTTGGACATTAATTTCATTACCATGCCCCAGACGATATTCATCCACAGAATTAGAAACGGCCTCAACCAGTAACTGGGTCGAATAGGTTGTATCGCCGCAATACACTCCTGGTTTTAGCCGTGTGAATTCTCGTGGGTCAAGTGACTGAATACTGTCTTCGGTATATAAGGTTCTATCAGCCATTCTTTCTCCTCACTTTCATTCATTCTATATATATAATAACAAAAATTTTTGAAAAAGTCTATTATTGACTATCCATAACTTGAGATATAGTCATTTCTCCTGTAGCTAATTTATCTGCTAAAATATTTCCTTTGCAATTTGCATGACCTTTTACTTTGACAAGATTAATAGTTAATCCCATAGATTCCATTTTATCAAATGCTTGGATATATTCAAGATTTTTAATTTCACCATTATTCTTCCGACGCCATCCATTAGCTTTCCAAGCATGACGCCAATTTGTTAAAGCATTAAAAGCATATGCAGAATCTGTATAAACAGTAGGATGACGATCACCATAATGTCCGACAGCCCATATAATAGGTTTAAGTTCACAAATATTATTGGTGCTATTCTTTTCCGTACCTGCCGATACACTTTTAATTACGCCATCTATATATACAATAGCAGCCCAGCCACCCAAAGCATTTTCTGTACCATTTCCTTTACATGAACCATCAGTATAAATTTCAATCATATTTATCATCCTCCTAATATTATTATCCCATATATTATTATATAATAGATATTGCCGATCGGTAACTTGATTTTTTATTTTTTTTAACGGATAATTTTTCCAGAGGAAAAAACAAAAAGCCAAAAAAGAAAAAAGGGATATAGCCGATTAAAGCTATATCCCTTTACTATGTTTTTATCCATCAGCACAACTCTGGTCTTCAAGCTCTTCATCGTCGATTTCTTCATCTATGATTTCATTATCATGTTCTATAATTCCTAATTTGTTCGCAACTGACATATATTTAATTCCGCCTTTGGTATTTTCTTTCTTTGCTTTATTATAATAAAAAGCCTGAGAGGCGCCATATGCTACCCATAGGGCCGAAACGAGAGCAGTTAGCCATGGTAATTCACCAAGGAACTACTCTTTAACACTTATATAAGCAAGTGCTACAAAAGCCAATGTTGTAATCCAGACAAGGCAGCTTTCCTGAATTAACAATGCTTTTGAAAATTCTTGAATCTTTTTCTTCCGAGTGGTTTTCTTACGAATACGGCACATATATTACGCCTTCTTCTTTAAATAACGGGAAGATGCGAATCCTTCAACGATGATGGATTTAATATTCACTGTACCATATAGCCAACGAGTAGCGCCAACATCGGTATAGCTGCCATCGCACTTAAATACAAGTTTCTTATCAGCAGCCTTTAGTACATCAAAATTAGTACCAGGGCCTTTACGAATATTAATCGCCTGAGATGCAGTAATCTTATATTCTCCCTTTACAGTTTCATCATTCTTCTCAGGTACTTCGGTAGCACCATAACGAGGATTTTTTACGCAAGCAGGTTCACGCGCTGGTGTTACTGGAACATCAATCGCGGTTTCCGCTTTTGGAGTATATTCAAAATACTGATTTCCCCTATTGGAAACATAAGCATAACCATTGCCAGATGCGTTCCAAACAATCTTATACCAACCATTGTCTAAAATAGCTAATACTTCAACAGTTGTATTACGGGGGATGGTTGCTAGTTTATTAGCAGATGTAGTGTAACTTTCACGTACATTCATAGTATGAAGTGAAACGGCAGTACCAATTCCCTTACCTGCATATGGAGATACACGCTCTTTTACAGGTTCATTATCAGTGGATGGAGCAGTAGAAGCGCCACTGAAATATCCGGCAGGTACCTGGGCGGCATTAGCGCCCTTGGTAATATTCATAGCTACATGATGGTTTGCATAAAGTAGAATATCACCAGGCTGTAAATATTTACCAGAGGATAGATACTTACTTTCTGTTAATACTTTAAAACCAGCTTTCTTTAACTGGTCAACAGTATTACGACTTGTCATACTGGAACTTACGTTCTGTAATGCTTTGATGCCAAGTAAGAAGCCACAGGCTTTTACGTTAGCAGCAACGCCCGCAGAACAATCCTCTTCACAAGCGGTTTCAATCTTAGAAGGATCATATCCCACTTTCTGTAACTGTGTCCAATAAGTCGCACGCTGATATTGATCATAACCAATCTTATTGTTTAAAGCAGCCTTAATACCTAATTCGGCTAGTGTGCGTGGTACGCGAGTATCGCTACCGACCCAACGGAATACATGAGTCCATGGACGATTATACCATTTCTTTAATTCCCACTCGTGGCCAGTTTGGTCGCCAGCGGAACCGCCATGATAATTCTTATTTTCGTCAGAGCCAGAGTTGGAAATATAGTGAGTACCAGTGCTATTAATATATTTATTAAAATCAATCGCCACAGAAGTATCCTCCTTTTTCTATTCTTCTTTTGGCTCTTCTGGTTTTGTCACAGAAGAGGTCGCATATGCATCATAATACTTCTGTCCATAACTAGCACGTTTAGTTTTCACAGTATCACTTTGATTAGCAGGTTTTTCATATCCCGTTAATACTTTAGTGGAAGCCTCTTTAACAGAAGTAGCGTTAATAATAGCTTTCCATACACCAGAATAGGATTTCAATTCTTTAATTAAGAAAGCTAATTGCATATTTAAGTCACCGATTGATGTGCCCTTTTGCTTAGCGAAGTTTAATAGATTTTGCTTACGACTCCAATAAGTCCATTGGGCTAGGCCATAACCGGCAGAATCTTTAACGAAGTTTGTATAACTTCCATTATCAACTGCGGCAGTATAGGATGCATCGGTATATCCTAACTTTTTTTCATATGTGCCTTGAAGATTAATAGGAGACAAGGCCGATTCTGCATATAAATTTCCCATTAGTCCCGCGACACCATATGGATTTTTAATTTCTGTCATTAGAGTATCCCAAATAATTTTTTCGTTAGCCAAGTTGCTCCCTCCTTACATTCTATCTGCAATCGCTCCAATTGTGGAACGGTGGATCTTTTTAAGTTCTACTGCGCCAAAACAGGATTCTCCTTTGTACACTTCCGCTACACGACGCATACCATTTGAAGAACCTTCATATGTTAATAAGTCAACCTATGTTTTAACGTCACCTTCAACTATACATATACTATCTTCACCAATACGTTGTAATGCTAATTTCATAAGATTAATATTCAAGTTTTGTGCTTCGGTAATATATACTCCGCAATTCATACCAGAAGTATCATATCCTCGAATATCAGAAAAAGGTAATAAAATAAGTGTGCCTTTTTCAATCATGGTTTCTATTGCTTCACGGCTACCAAGTTTACTCATTAAGAAGTTACCAATTTGTGAATCAAGTAATTTATCTGTACGAGTACCAGGATAGAATCCTAAACGCGCACTATCTTTGGTTGCTACTGGATTACAAAAAATAACAATTTTATCAATCTTACCACGTTCAAGCTACTGGAATAAGTAACTCATAGATAGTAAGGATTTACCTGAGCCGGCAGGGCCAGTTAATAATGTAAACTTATTGCGTGTTAAACTATCTATTGCAAGGATTTGTGAAAAATCATTTGCTTTTGGTTTAACTTCACCAAACCATATAGAATTAATTACTTTATAATGAACCTATACATATTTCTTACCAGTCCATATATATTGATCCATTACTTGATTATCACGCATGATTACAAGATATTGATTTGTTAATAGTTGATAAATATTGTTTTCTAAGTTACTATAAAACTCTGCCAATTCTATATCATCAGGAGTAACTACTTTATAACCAGTATAAATTGGTTCTTCGCATTTTTCTTCTGATTTAATATGAGCGGCATGGGTTGGTAATAAATGTTTGGCGAGTAGGCGTTGCGATCTATCATTAGTAACAAAAAATCCTTCTGGATGTGCATCCAAGAAAGATTTAGCGCATGCTATGATTTTAAGATCGTTATTCCAATCACCGGAATAGGATTTAAATGGCTCCATCAGATTCTGCTCATAAATAATATAGTGTACCACGTCTTGATTCGTATCAATAAGATTCAGGGTGTGGCGAACCTACATCCTTAAATCCTCTACGATGGTGTTGGAAGTTTTTAGTTTTTCCAATTCTTCCAAAGTGATTGAGGAGATTATGATTTGTTCATCGGAAAGTAATTTTTCTTTCTCGATTAAGGCGCTGGTATCATAGAATTTATAAGTCATCATCGTCGTCATAGTCATCTTCTTCCTGTGAGATTGGGGAGGTATGAAATCCGATTACTCTTGTATTCTCGGTTTCGTCCTCCTCTGTTGTTAATTTTGCGACCTTTGCATTTACTTCTGCAATATGAAGAGCATGGTCGGCTTGTTTGGCTTGCTACTTTGTTTGTAGAGTGGTACAATAACTTTCTACAACCGGTAGTAAGATTTCGTAGAACACGATACCAAGAATAAAAATTAAAAGCAGAATAATAAAAAGCCCTCCTTTTAATCTCCTTATAAGAGTTAAAAAAGAGGGTGATAATTTTATTTAATTTTGGCCTTTCCGCATTTTACGCATCTGCTGGTAGAAATAATCTTTTTCTTTAATATAGTCGGCAAGGTCTACTTCATTATCTTTAATTAAACCTCGGACTGCATGTATCTCTGCTTGCTTTAAGTTGCGGGCACGTCTTACTTGGCGATACATCTGTGAACCAATTTCGTCCGAGTACTTTTCTCCAACGGCAAAAGTATAAAGTAGATTGTTTAGAACTCGTAATTCACGTTGTAGCGCTTTTAGTTCTGCTTTATATACTTTAGTTGCCACTCTTTTGGAAGAAATTATTTCTCCTCCAAGTCGAGTATAAAAGTCTTTGTCCTACGGGTGACATCTAGCTATCGCCGAGTAATATCGGCCATCATTATCTATATAGTGGCATATTGTAATACCTTCTACTTCTTCATGTGTAAATGTCATTTTACTCATGTGTCATAACACTCCTCATATCTTCTATAATTTTTTCAATAGGAACGGGATAACAATCATGAGCGTCAAGTTCAACATGGTAGCAACCAAATTCCCAATGCCAAAATGGATTAATGGTATGAGTATGGCCGCAAAGATTGTATATCCGTTGCCAAGGCTTTTTATCATCACCAATATTAGCTGTCATGGTGGGATAATGAGATAGTATAAAATGGAATTTAGAAAATTGATACCGCATAGCCAGCCCATCTTCCACCATTAAATGTTCTTGACGATAACGCTGGCAACGGGATTCGCTATCATGATTGCCATAAAGGATAACCTTTATACCATTTAGCTGTTTAACTTTTCGGATGCCACCTTCAGTATCCTGGCCCAGCATAAGATCACCAAGGATATATAGGCGATCATTGGGCTTTACAATGCTATTGATACGCTCAATTACAACTTCATCATGTTCCTGTGAAGAAGAAAAGCCACGGGCTCCCCACAGGAATTCTTTATCATGCCCAAAATGCAAATCAGAAGTAAAATAGATACCCATGACTTTTCCTCCTTAATTAGTAATGTTCCAGATGTCGAAATATTCGCGCTGGTCGTTCTCAGGCGCTTCGTGAGTACGAACAAACCGCTCAATCTGCTTGCGCGGTACGCGAGCACGGCCAGTGCGCTGATTGTTGTGTTCCAGGCAGGTGCGCAGGTCGGCATTTACTACCACGGGGATAACATTGATATTGTCCAACTTCAGCTTATTCAGCGTCAGGTTACGAGACTTCTCGTTGTTGTGGGTAGCGTCCGCAATGACATATCCAGTTTCACCCTGGTCCAAAGCCTGCTGGATGTTCTTGCAGAAGGTGTCGAATACAGTGTCCTCATGGGCAAAGTAATCTTCGCCATCCTTCAGCATAGCAAACCGAATAGCGTCGCGGGATACCCAGGTGGCGTCAGGATGCTTACGCATGAACTGAGCAGCCCAATAAGACTTACCAGCACCAGACGGACCAACCATGAGCAACAGAGTCTTCTTCATCAAATTTTCTCCTTCCATTCTTGGCAATCATTTTCATAGAGTCCATTCAAAAAGTCTTCGGTGAATTCGTATACTTCCATGTCATTACGACATTCAATGCTATTATAAGTCGCTTGACACTTGGGACAATATAACTTCTTTCGATGGAACTTTTCTTTTTGCTTGGACTTTTGTCGTGGCAAATCGAAAATCTTTTCACCACAATGTGGGCAATAGAAACTGGAAAAATCAAATGCGTTAATTCCTCTCGCCATCAAAAATCACCTTCCTTAACTTTTCTATATATATTATATAAAATTTTTTTATAAAAATAAAATGGGCGAAGTATTTACCTTCGCCCGTATTCACTTATAGTTTAAGGTCATCCTTTTCTTTAAAGTGAATCATATTCCATGTAGTTTGAACAATTAATCCGCCAACCAGTAATCCTACGATATAATCCCATTTTTCAGGCACCATATCGCGGATAATAGCACCGGCTGTAACAAAAATAACCAGTTCAATTCCACGGAAAAAATTTCGGAATTTCTTCATTTTAACCCAACTCCTGGAACTCGAATACACCGCCGAGTTCTTTTAATTTATCATACCATAATGCACCTGCTTCACGAATTGCACGAGATTTACAAGCAGAACAGATACAATCGCCAGCCGTGCCGAGTCCCGTTGGATAGAACACATACTCATAACCGCCGCCGGATGCTCCATGATAACCCTGGGGATTGAGATGGACATTCGTATCATGGTCTTGTCTCCATTTATGAATCTTATCAGACTCTTCTTTGGTTATTGGAAAACCACGATATTTATCTTGTACTGCTTCATCGCGCTGACGTTTCATGTCTTGCAGCTCTTCATCCCGCCATTTTTCTTGCCGCAACTCTTCCAAGGCTTTAGAGTCTTGCGCTGCACGCCAACGCATATGTTCAAGATGATTTCCGATAACGTCTAATGCTTCTTGCATTTCACGTATATCTTTTTCTGCTGCACGATGAATCCAATCAAACTGTGGAGGTTTTGGCTTGGGTAATTCTACTTCGGGGCAATCAGCTTCAACTGTACCATCTATGTCGATTCTTAGTTTTGGTTTAAAATCATCAAATAGACTTATTTTATTTAAATCCATTGTAAATCTCCTTCCGCAGTCTCCAAAAAATTCTTCCACTTATGATAATCCCAATCTTGAGTATACTGTCCCCAGGTCAAGGTAGGATCTTCATAGTTCTTGAATACATAGGACTGTAAATACTTCGGTATTCCACGAGAGAACACCATACGTGCAAAGTCGCCACGCGGCAACTGCCGCAGGTCCTGCATACGCCGTACATGGTACTGCGCCATATCGGCGATTGCATCAAACTTAGCATCCAGCTTATCGAATTCCTTTTGATACTCCGGAAAGTACGCAAGCAATTCTTCTTCGTCGTGTTCCAGATAATACTTTAAGAAATCAGGCTTACCATTGGATGCCATCTTGTGTAGTAAGAAGTAAGTCGGATTCTTAATCTTTACACGATGCCATTCTTCATCACGAACAACATAGCCCTCTTCATCGTCCGGAAGCTGCTCGGCCGCAACTTCTACATCTTCGGCAGTTTCAAAGTCATAGACCTTTACATTTTCGATACGATGATCAGGAATATACTGCTCTTGATAGGTATGAATATTACGCTGACCCAGGTAGAAGATATGGTATCCCTCGTAAGGAATTACTACACGATTATCCTGAGTAGCCAATTCATACATATAAGTAAACTGCGGATCTAATTGCTCGGTAAAGGATTCCCAAGTCAATCCATATCCGTAAAGAGCCTGTAAGAACAGGCCGAAGAAGTTTACGTTATCCCCAACGGTTACTTGAGTTGCATCAATCGCACCGTTGGAAGATAAACGCCAACGTCCTTCATAATACCACACCTTAGCCAACGAGCCGTCAACCTTCTGATATACATAGATTTTTCCATCTACGGTGTCGGCATATTGTTCGCCCATGTTGAAAAACTTATAGAACGGGAAACACACAGGCTCCCAGGTACGCTTGTCCAGGATGATACCACGGCATTCACGCACGATTTTGATATTGAAGTCGGAGTTGATCTGGTCATATTTTAACAGAACCAGGTTGTCCTGCTCCTGCACTTTAAGACAGTACGGCTTCGCCATCAAAGAATTTAAAGTTTTGCCAGAGCGCAGGTACTTGGTTACTTCCAACATGATTTGATCCTCCTTTATTTTCTATATATATTATATAAAAAATTTTTAAGTTTTTCAAATCTTATCAGAACGTAAAGCCCATACAAAAGTACGATGATAATAATCTGAGATACTGGATATAATAACTTTACCAGCCGTATAAGAAGCATGAATCATTTGATTATTGCCAATATGAATCGCGGCATGATCTAATCTTTTATTGTTTGTTTCATTTGTATCAAAGAATAGAATATCCCCTGCGCGGCACTCATTTAAATTATAAATGCGTGTCATATGAGAAGTCGTATTTCCTAATTTGGTTATACTTCCTGATAATGAAATGCCAATATGTTTAAAACAATAGGCGATAAAATGAGAACAGTCAAATGATTTTGGTCCACGCCCATTTTGTTTATATGGCCGGCCAAGAAAAGATTTAGCATAAGTAATTAATTTTTGAATTTTAGTTGGTGAGTCGGTTATTTCTTTAAGATATTTTGTTTTAATATATCCAGTTACGTTGTTGGAAGGATTCTAAATCTTACTCCATGTTTTCTATTTATCTAATAGATAAACCGTAGTATTCTTTTTAATTTTTACAGATTTAGAACGAGTTGTTGCAGATTGATAAACGCGTGTAGTTGATGTTACTTTTACTTTTGTTTTAGCCACTGCTCCAATCGAAAACAATATACAAACAATTAAAAGTAATGCGACAATTCGTTTTGTATACATAATTTTTCATCCCCCTAACAAAAAATCTTCATATACAACTTCTCAGTGTATATGAAGATTAGGATGAATGGATTGTTTTTAAATGACATATTTTATTATGCCAGTTTCTATGATACTCTGATTACCTTCATGATTAGGCTCTTCGGCAAGTACAATATCATTCATCAGCATAATATGGGCGGGGTCTTGTGCCGTCATTGGAGTGTCTTCTTCAAGTCGTCCCCAATAATGGTCGTCATGATAGTGACCCCAGAACCAACATTTGTAATTAACGCAGTTCTTAATCCGTTGTAGGAACTTTTCCATACGTTTTGATACTGTGGTCTGGTCAAGTCCTTTCATAAATAACCAGGTAGGCTCATGGTCCAATGGAGCAGTATGGGTTATAAGATAGTCTACTTCGCATCCTTCCCATTCTTCAAGAATTGCCTGCATCTCTTCATCAGTTAATTCTTCATCTGGATACCAAGTCCAATGTTGCGCTAAACGATAAAATTTATCTACCGAATAAGCACCGCCAATAGTAAGAAAAGACTTATAGCGCATCCAATACATTTCACCATCGCCGGCATAAAGTATGTTGGGATATTTATCTTCCCAATAACACTTACCTTGGACTAATTCGTTCCAACGTAGTTCCATACCTTCATTGGTAGGACGGTTATCATGGTTGCCACGTACTACTAGAAGAGTGATTGGCGCTTTGGCGCAAATACCTTTCATTAGTTCTTCACGAGTTTTGCCTTTACCAAAAAATAGTAAACCACTATCACCAGCTAATATCATTATATCATTAGTGCTAGTTTGTTCTCGTTCACAAAAATCTTTTAGCCAATCGAAATTACCATGCACATCACCCCGGATATAAATTCGATTAACTTTAGACATATTATATTCAAAGCACTCATCATATTTTTCATCTAATTCTTTTTGAAAATCTTCTAGCATTTCTTGAATATTAATCGCCATAATTCTCCCTCACTTTCTATATATATTATATAAAAAATTTTCAAAAAAATAAAGGGAGTGAGTTACCTCACTCCCTGAACCCGCGAATGATTAGGCATGGATTGCCTTGTAGCGCTCGGAGAGCAGCTTCTCAAGGCAAAGGTCCCAGCCAGTCTTTCCGGAGAGGATGCACTCGATCATGTTGGGGTTGAAACCCGACACGTAGGAGTAGTTCCCACCGATGGCAGGAATGGTGTCCTGACGTGCGTCAAGGTTCCAGAACACGACCTGGGGCATCTTGTACCCGTGGGCACGGTACTTGCGCTCGATCTTCTCGAACAGAGTCTCCGGAGTGGACCAGTCGCGCTGGCGAGAACCATAGCCGTAGCCATAGTAACCACATGCGGAGTTGAACTCCATGTCGGTGAAGATGTAGAGTCGGTCAGGCATCTTGCAATGGGCCTTCTCGGTGGTGGCGAGAATCAGGTCCATGGTTGCTTCGATGTTGGTGGAACCACCCCAGTCCGCACGGCGAGCGCGCTGGAACTTGTCGTAGATATCCACACCCTCGAACTCTACCAGATGGGGGTCACTGGAGAA